CCCTTTTGACCCTTGTCTCCTTGAGCACCTTTGGCTCCATCAGTACCAGAGGCACCAGCATTACCTTGGGCACCCTTTTGACCCTTGTCTCCTTGTGCACCTTTTGAACCATCCGAACCTGCGCCACCCTGTGCTCCCTTCTGACCTTTAGCACCGTCAGCACCACTATTACCGGCGTTACCTTGTGCACCCTTCTGTCCTTTAGCACCATCTGAGCCATCCGATCCCGCTGTTCCTTGAGCACCCTTTTGACCTTTGTCACCTTGAGCACCTTTGCTTCCCTGGGCTCCTTTAGCGCCGTCAGCGCCAGAGTTACCCGCGTTACCTTGTGCACCTTTCTGACCTTTGTCACCAGTGGTTCCTTTTTGTCCTTGTGCTCCCTTGTCTCCGTCAGTACCGGCTAAACCTTTTTGTCCTTTATCTCCTTGGGCTCCCTTCTGGCCCTGTGCGCCTTTCGAACCATCTTGACCAGATGCGCCTTGTGCCCCTTTGTCACCAGTTAAACCCTTCTGACCTTTATCTCCAGTGGTACCTTTCTGACCCTCGTCTCCTTGAGCACCTGTTTGACCTTTTTGGCCCTTGTCTCCTTGAGCGCCTTTGGCTCCAGTCTGCCCTTTCTGACCCTTATCTCCTTGGTCACCTTTAGACCCATCTTGACCCGACGCACCCTGTGCACCCTTATCACCTTGCGCACCTTTGGTTCCGTCTATACCTTTCTGACCCTTGTCTCCTTGAGCACCCTTAGTTCCATCAACACCCTTCTGGCCCTTATCACCTTGCGCACCTTTAGCACCATCTTGACCGGACGCTCCTTGTGCACCTTTATCTCCCGCTGTTCCTTTTTGTCCTTTATCTCCTTGAGCACCCTTGATTCCTTGTTGACCCTTCTGGCCTTTCTCGCCTTGCGCACCTTTGTCACCAGTAACACCCTTATCTCCTTGAGCCCCTTTATCTCCTTGGTCTCCCTTAGAACCATCTTGACCAGAAGCACCTTGTGCACCCTTGTCTCCGGTGAGACCTTTTTGGCCTTTATCACCAGTGGTACCTTTTTGTCCTTTATCTCCTTGGTCTCCCTTAGAGCCGTCTTGACCAGAGGCGCCTTGTGCACCTTTGGTTCCATCTATACCTTTCTGGCCTTTGTCACCGGCAGTACCTTTTTGTCCTTTGTCGCCGGTAATTCCTTTCTCTCCCTGATCACCTTTAGACCCGTCTTGACCAGAAGCGCCTTGGGCTCCCTTATCTCCAGCCGTTCCTTTCTGGCCCTTGTCACCAGTGGTGCCTTTCTGACCCTTGTCTCCTTGGTCACCTTTCGAACCGTCTTGACCCGATGCGCCTTGTGCACCTTTGTCTCCGGTGAGACCTTTCTGACCCTTGTCTCCTTGAGCACCTTTATCTCCCTGTGCACCTTTATCTCCTTTTTGTCCCTTATCTCCTTGCGCACCTTTAGACCCGTCTTGACCCGATGCTCCTGTTGCACCTTTATCTCCTTGTTCACCTTTATCTCCTTGCTCACCTTTATCTCCCTGTGCACCTTTATCACCCTGTGCACCTTTCGAACCATCATCACCAGATGCTCCTTGTGCACCTTTATCTCCTTGTGCACCTTTCTGACCCTTATCTCCTTGCTCACCTTTCTGACCCTTATCTCCTTGGGCACCTTTCGAACCATCATCACCGGAAGCACCCTGTGCACCTTTGTCGCCGGTAGTTCCTTTTTGTCCTTTGTCGCCCTGGTCTCCTTTTTGTCCCTTATCTCCTTGGGCACCTTTCGAACCGTCTTGACCCGATGCTCCTGTTGCACCTTTGTCACCTTGTGCACCTTTATCTCCTTGCTCACCTTTATCTCCCTGTGCACCTTTATCACCCTGTGCACCTTTCGAACCGTCTTGACCCGATGCTCCTGTTGCGCCTTTGTCTCCAGTCTGTCCTTTTTGACCCTTGTCACCAGTGGTACCTTTCTGACCCTTATCTCCTTGGTCACCTTTAGAACCGTCTTGACCCGATGCTCCTATTGCGCCTTTGTCACCTTGTGCACCTTTATCTCCTTGAGCACCCTTGTCTCCAGTCTGCCCTTTCTGACCCTTATCTCCTTGGTCACCTTTAGAACCACCTTCACCAGATGCGCCTGTTGCGCCTTTGTCTCCAGTCTGTCCTTTTTGGCCTTTATCACCAGTGGTACCTTTTTGTCCTTTGTCTCCTTGGTCACCTTTAGAACCACCTTCACCAGACGCTCCTGTTGCGCCCTTGTCGCCTTGTGCACCCTTGTCTCCAGCAGTACCTTTTTCTCCCTTGTCTCCTTGTGCACCTTTTACACCAATACCTTCTTCTCCTTGTTGGCCCTTCTGACCCTTGTCTCCAGCAGTACCTTTTTCTCCCTTGTCTCCTTGGTCACCTTTCGAGCCGCCTTCACCAGAAGCACCTTGTGCGCCCTTGTCACCTTGTGCGCCTTTGTCTCCTTGTTCGCCTTTCTGACCCTTGTCGCCCTGTGCGCCCTTGTCGCCACCTTCACCAGAGGCTCCTTGCGCACCCTTGTCACCCTGTGCACCTTTGTCTCCTTGTGCACCTTTATCACCCGCTGTTCCTTTATCACCCTGTGCGCCCTTGTCGCCTTGGTCACCTTTATCGCCACCTTCACCAGAAGCACCCTGGGCACCTTTATCGCCCTGTGCTCCTTTGGTTCCGTCTATACCTTTTTCTCCTTGCTCACCTTTATCTCCTTGAGTACCCTTTTCGCCTTGGGCGCCTTTGGTTCCATCAATACCTTTTTCTCCTTGCTCACCTTTGTCTCCTTGTTCACCTTTATCTCCTTGAGCGCCTTTATCTCCCTTGTCTCCTTGCTCTCCCTTGTCACCCTTATCTCCCTGTTCTCCTTTGTCACCGCCCTCGCCTTTCTCGCCTTTCTCGCCTTGTTCTCCTTTGGTTCCATCTTCACCTTTCTGGCCTTTATCTCCTTGAGTACCTTTATCACCTTGGGCACCTTTGTCGCCTTGTGTACCCTTGTCACCTTGAGTACCTTTCTCTCCCTTGGCTCCCTCAGTTCCTTTTTCACCCTTATCTCCTTGGGCACCCTTATCGCCCTCGTCGCCTTGGTCTCCCTTTTCTCCGGTAGCACCCTTGGCTCCATCAATACCCTTTTGGCCTTTGCTTCCTTCTTCTCCTTTAGAGCCTTCCTCACCTTTAGACCCCTGATCACCTTTATCACCTTGAGCGCCCTTTTGTCCCTTAGTACCTTCAGCGCCCTTAGTGCCTTCAGCACCCTTGGCTCCCTCAGTTCCTTTTTCACCTTGAGCACCTTTGGCGCCTTTGTCACCTTGAGCACCCTTAGCGCCCTTCGAACCAGGAAGTTGCTTGACGTCTCCCTTTGTAACAAGGATAGTTGTACAAGGAGGTATCGTCAAGTCAAAGACAAGTCCAGATCCGTTTTCTACAGTGACGTCTATTTTGGCCATTGGTTTTGTTTTGTTATTGCACTATATCTTGCACTACATCAAAGGTTCCATAGAACCATGTGTCTACACTAGAGTCTGAAATCAGTGTAGCCTGCAGGCCGTACACATAAGTACCGGGCTCTACCTGCATATCTGTAGCGGAAATAGAAATAGTTAAAGCACCAACATTGGTGCCGCTAATTGTTATGTCTGTACTGGGTATAATTAATGGGCCGTCATCATACTCTCTGACTTCCATTTTATACGTGTACAGTGTTAGGTCTAATGCCGTTCCATCAGAGTCCTTTACTTGGGCGTCTAATTGAAAAGTATCACCGCGACGGGCACATATGTTTACCTGTGCAGCGTTATTCATATTTACGTTTGTGGGGTCTCCACAGGAACATTGGCTTGTTGAGCAGGAGCAAGACATCTTATGATATTGTTAGGTTGGTTACTATATCCTCACTAAGAGGTGGGCGTTCGCCTTGGCGTTGAGCAATCAGTTTACTTTGAGCCAACGCTTGTTTATCTATTCTCTGATCTTTACGATTTTCCGATTCAGCATCAGCCTGCATACGAACTCCGCTTTCCACTTGTTGCTCAACTACGCCATACTCTCCTTTAAGTTGTTCTATTTGAATTTTGAACTGATACTCTAGTTGTATGAGTTGCGCTTTGGCTTCCGTCTCTAATTGAATCCGCTGTGCTTCGATCTGGGCTTCGAGTTGCTTTTTCTGCATCTCCATTTGAGCGGCTACCTGTGAGGCTTGCTGATTTGATTGAGACTGAATCTGAGCCTGCTGCGCCATCATCTCTTGTTGTTGTTTGATTCTTTTCTTTCTGCGAACCACCAAGAGTCTCTCTGCTTGTTCCACGTCTTTAATCTGACGAATGGCAATCGCATCTTCAAGGTCAATTTCTTTTTGTCCAAGAGCAATCTGTATGTTTTGTTCTAGGTATTGCTTGTCCATTTCGTTCATCTCAGTAACAACCACCACACCGAAGTTGTACATAGATAGGTTATCAAAAGAACTAAGCACAGCCATATTGGTTTCTCCCACGGCATTTGTATATACTTTATACAATATACTATCTGGTGGTATTACCTGTAGACAGCGAACAATATCATCACAGACCTTCTGATACAAAACCATCGCAGCATTAGTGATGTCGTATATAGCGTTGTTTCCAGCCTGCACTGCCATTTGGTTTACACCTACTAAGGCTTCTCCTTTCGGAGTGGTTCCATCCATAACCTCATTGATACCAGTGGCATCTCTTATCATTCGTAGGTAGTGATTGTAAAGAGAAACAAGTTCTTGTATGTTTCTAATATTATTACCTATCTCTCTGACGGGTGGGTTTTGAAAACCTCCCTCTGGATTCTTGCTACGGTAATAGAACACACCAGTTTGTTCGTAGATGTCTTGAATCTCTAATGGCTGTAGTTCACCACCGCGTCCTAGTTGTACGTTCTCTAACCCTTCAATATCAATGATGAGTCCATCTGGTTTTGCTTTAGCAATGGATTGCTGAAGTTTCAAGTGTGTGATCTGGAGCATGTCAGCAAACCCTATAACAGAGGATACCATTGACTTAGGTATCATCCCACGGATGTTGGTTGCTACAATACTATATGATAAACGAGCACGTGAAATATCATGTACGTTCTTAGGTATATTTTTCTTTGGCCCGTAGTTATACAACTTCTCTGTACCCACAATGTAAGTACCACCATATACCGTAGCGTTCTTCATGTATATTGCTTCTCTGTTGTATACAGATTGCTGAGGTGCGTTATACTCGTTTCCTTTAAAATAGAAACCTATGTTTCCGTATGCCGACTCTTTCTTCTCGTATATGATATCATCAACAGACATAAACTCAAAGTCCATTACCTCTACCTTGTACTCATCATATCCTTGACGGTAACGCGTACCAGGTCTATCGTAACCGGATCCTGTTGTAGAAAACTGAGTAGGATTGTTTCCATACTTATTCATAACAGTCTTAGCAATCTCTTCGTACTCCTGTTCTGTAAACTGATCACCCGCAATGCGCTTCAAGTCCATGATTGTTATGTACTTGAAATGACCAGCATATGTTAGGTCAGAGAAGGTTGGGTCATCCGTATAGTTGTGTATAAATTTCTTTGGATCAACATACTCTTCCTTGATTCCGTAATTAGGGTCATTGCTTCTTTTTGCAACACCCATTCCTAGTGTAGTTAAATCCTCAACACAACGGCGGTAGATAGATTGATTAAAGTCATTCCACTTCAATGTCATCTCAGTAGCAATCTGAGCAGAGATTTCTGCGTCTGTCTTAATGTTGGTGTCTAGGAATATTTCGGTTTCCTCTGGGGTGTCTGGTAGTTGTCCAGGGTCTTGTTTAACGCGCAGTCCAAGCGACTTCGCTTCTTCAATCATATCGCGATTCTCTATACGCAATACTGTTGCATTTTTCTTTTTATCCTTCTCTGTTCTTGACAGAGGGTCGATTGCTTCAATCTGAGGGTATGGTTCTTTTGAAAGAATTTTGTTTACAACAATCTTAACAAACTTAGGTACGATAGGAACTGGAGTATAGTCTAGCGTCATCAAGGTTCCGTCACCATTGTTGTTGTCGAGAGAGTTTAATATCTGACGATAGATAGATGTATCTTGTGTTCCTTGCGCATAATCTCTACAGCGTTCCATCTCGCTGTTGCGTCGTCCGTACAATGAATTCTGATAGTCGCTACCAATCCACTGAGCAAACATAGCCTTCGCGTAACTTAGGCCATATCCCTTAGACATCTTTTCCTCGACACCGCATAGGGGATCTGGAAATGAAGATTGTCCATTATTGTATTCGTTATCCATACTTAAGATTGCTACTGTTGCAAATATACTTCTTATTATCTTCGTATAATTATCTGACCTTTACGGAAGAACTGCTTGCCATTAAAGTCAGATTTAGGCTTCTCCACTCTATGCCCTTGTGCAGCAAGTAAGGCTAACCCACTTGATATTGAAAGGTCATATTTTGTACGGTCATCTATCTTAAAATTAACCCAGTCTTCAAGGGTTCTTTCGAAATACATTTTACCAAACTCAAGTGTTTCCTCATTGAGACCGACATGTGCGTGTATGTATGATTCGATAGCCTGTGCATGAGCCTGTATTACATCCTGTGAATTCGACGGTATTCCTTTTGTCTTTGTCTTACTACCATAACTGGATGTGAGATGGGTAGGCCTATCTAATAGAAAATGATCGTAACCCCTTGATTCAAAGTGTCTTGCGATACCATACTTGTTGTTCTCAATTAACACGGGGTAACTGTAAAACTTTGCGGCCATTAATATGTCCTCGTAAAAAATCTTTGCAAGCGGTGGACGTGAAGCGTACTCGGCTACAAACATATTGGAGGGATGCTCTAGGTTGAATTTATTAAAGAAATGACAAGCGCCCTTTGAGCCACGACCATCCACTGTTGCATCGATGTCATAACTATCGACTCCAGCGCATCCTAGCCACGCATTCTCTGGTGTCTTTTTGTTTCTTAATTCTACAGGGGGCATCCATGATACCCTCCATCTTCCATTTGGATCAGGACTAAACACTACCTCTGTATCCTTTTGCCCTAAAGACCAAACAAAGTTTCCTGTAACCACAGGGTTGGGAAACAAATCATCATTGTATTCTACCTGTTCGTATATTTTTTGTACGTTGAATAGTGATGCTTTAGAACTATCCCTAAAGGCTTCGGCTTCAGTAAAGGGGAACTGACGTATAACTTCGTTTAGTTCATAAGAGTCTCCAGACAAACCCTTCCTTTCGTTCTTCAAATAAGTCTTTGCTCCTAAGTTTATGTACTCACCCTCTAAGCCTATAATACTATTTTCGGGATCATCAATGACAGGCATTCCGTACTTGTCGAAGAAACCTTCCAGGGCATCGTATGCTGGTATAAAGCACCCATACAATCCGCTCTTTGTCCTGCCGTTTTCGTTCCTATCATTTACATTGCTAGCATTGTACAGTTCTCTGTACTGCCTTCCTCCTCTGTCTAATGGATTTACAGTGCTTCCAACTATTGCTTTACCTACAATCTTTCTACCTACAAGCAAACAAGTACGTTGTACTCGCCATGCCTCTCGTATATCATTACCCTTTTCCCACTTACCTGCCTCATCCAAATACAAGATGTGTAGTTTCTCTCCATCGTAGGCATTGTTGGTTGTGTTCTTCCAGTTAATAATTGTATTAAGAGCCTCACCTCTTGATGAGGTTTTGTTCTTTTTAGTGATTCTTTTTGATGGCTCGCGGAAGGCGAGTTCCATCCTGGGGTTGGTCGTACCATCTTGAATAGGTTTAAAGAAAAAAGGCAGCGACTTATATATAGGCACTACCTTCTTCATGAATATATTCTCCTGTGCATCGGTACCTGTCTTAGACATGATACCCAGTAGTTTCTCTTTAACCTGTGTTCCTTCGTTTACAAGTATTGCCGCAGACATATTGGTGTATCCTGATCTACGACACTTAACATATACCTGTCCTACACAGCGTGGGTCTGCTACACAAGCGTCAAGGTGTATGAATAGTTGTCTCTGGAAATCGAGATAGGATGGGTATCCGATATCAATCTTACACCACTGCAGGAAAAAGTAATGGTTTCCAGTGATATAGGTAGGTACCCCGTTGTTATAGAACCATACTCCATTGCGTCTTCTTTTATATTCTTCAGTAATGTAATTGGTATACTTCTTACGGAATTGCTCTGGCATAGACATCCATTCTTCCATTGACTTTACTTTCTTTAAGTCATCGGGTAACGGTATCCTTTGCCAGTATTGTTCAGCCTTTGGCTTATCGTAAAATAGAATATCCTTCTTAGGTGGTTGCTTAGGGAACTGTATGGGTAAGTCAAAGTATATACTGACTTTTCCTTGTGTTTTGTCAGCACATATGTTGACTACAATTTCATCTTCTATTTCTACAAGTCCAGCCATTTAATAATCCCAGTATATGAAGACTTGATTACTTTGAGTATTGTTCTGCGAATCCTCCGCTATAGTCTCGTTCTTCTTTGATTTCTCCATCTTGCTGGAGTCCTTTGATAAGTTGTTCGAGTTTTTCTCTTTCAACAATAAGTTCTTTTGCGTCTACCGCTGTCTGCTTTATAGATTGCAGTTCTGCTTTACGTTGAGAACCGCTAAGTTCTTGGTCTACAGGCTTTTGTATTTCCTGTATCATGTTCTCTATAGCAATCTGCATAGCCTGCATTAGACGTACAGCGGTATCTATGTTGTTATACTTCTTCGATCTTGCCATGAATTGATTGTAAATACGTTCTCCATAACTTCTCTCCGTTTACCTCCATCTCATAGGATGAGTTCTTTCTGATCAGAACTTTGTCTCCGGGACTCAATTCGAGTTCCTTTAACTTAGGTGAAGACCATCTTATGTATCCTTTCTTTTCTTTAGGGGGATTCGCCTTTGGTATGAGTTCAATGATATCGCTCTTTATTGTTTCCTCTTGCTCTTCCTCTGGCTCTGGAGTTATAAATATCCAGTCACTAATCAACTCTATCTCTCCTGTGTCCTGGCATTTATACGCGTAGGCTTGACAGGATATAGGGTCTAGGTTACCTCCATAGTGTACAACGTATACGTCGTCGTCTGGGTCTATGAATTGACCACGCTTCTTGGTTTCTTCTAACTGAACTGTTTCCTCGTTCATCATCATGTGATTACCACCAAGCACAACGTGGTGATGGAAATACATGGTGTCTCCTACTTTAACATTGGTATCAAACTTGGCTGGTAGAGCAACCACCTCGCCTTCCATGGTTCTGTGTTTGAACTCATCAAACTTGGTGTCGAGATATATTTCTTCACCGTTGACCTCCATGGTGTCCTTAGTTACTTTAGGTACACGTACTAAAAAGTGATAGAGGGATTTCATTCCTCCTTGAGTTCTCCTGTTGGTTTCGTGTCCCAAAGGTTGATTGCAATAGCAGATCTGGTGCCTCGTGTTACCTCTGTAACTCTGTGGTGTGTTCCTCCTGCATCAAATATGATTAGCCTGTTGTGTTTTGCACGTATGCGCTCCGGCTGTTTCTCTGGGCCATTAGAGAACACCTCAAGGTATCCTCCGTCGATATCCATCTCTACAGGGTAGAATACAGTACCTACAATCGGAGACGAAATTTCCCCAGTGCTTTTCCAGAGTGCCTCATCTTTATCCAGGTGCATACCAAGACTTGCATTAGGCATGCCTTCTCCGAACTGACCTGTCCAATACTCAAAGCCGTCTAGGTTTACTGAAGGGTATACTGGATAGTCTCTCCAGATATAAGAGATTAGTTGTTTTTTGATAGTATCGTCTGATGAGTTCCACCATCCGTTCCACCAGTGATAAGATCCGTTATCTCCAAAGAGGTAGTCTTTGTTATCCTCTAGTTGTTTGATAAAGGAAGGGTCTTTGATAAAGTTGTCAATTACAATCATATGAATTCGCAGTCATGTTCAATTAATACGGGCATGTTATCTACGGTCTTCCAAAGCATCGTTCCCTCGTCTTTGTTGTAGATGTATACAAGGTAACGCCTTATTCCGTATTTAACAAAACATCTTTCGTCCTGTATGATTGAATCAATAATTGAATCGCCTGCTCTTTGGCCCACATAATAAGCCATAGCATCTTTCGGGTTAGTCCCGATGATGATTTTTCTAATAAGTTCCATTCTATTTATTTAGCCAGTAGTCTATTGTGCTTGAATCACCCTCATCCTCTTCATTGTTGATGTGTGTGTCAAAAACTTCGCCTACAGTTTCTATCATTAAATCGTATTCGTCTGGTGTAGCCATGTGCATCCCGGTCATCATCTCGTACTTCTCATCATCCTGATCCGACTCTGGCACAAAGATTCCAAAGCAATACATAGATAGGTACCGCTTCTTTCCTCCATACACTTCCATTATATCTTCTATCTCCTCTAGTTTAAGTCTTATGAGTTGAAATGCTAATGTTCTCTGCTTATGGTTCATTAGAAAGAGGTGTTTGTTCCTAAAAATCTTACTTCAAGATGTGAGTTGTCAGCGCTGTAGGTTACCCCGCTGCTTCCTGCAGATCCTCTGAGTTGTAGCCTATACCCTGCTGCTCCATCGCTGTACCATAATACATTGAACTCCAAGTGATAAGTCTCACTATTCTTTACAGTTCTAAAGGTTTCTGCAATTGCTGAACCAGCACTATAGTCATAGATATCGAAAGTAACATCTGTGTTTGCTGTAGAGTCCACCTCTATAGATGCGGTCAACTGAAAGAATCCTTGCTTCTCGTTGATTAAGATATTATCTCTAGGGTCAGCAATACCGCTTTCTGGTATGCTCAGATAATCATTGGCGTCTCCAAAGATTACTGATGATGTTGCTGCTGTTACTGATCCTGTCGCGCTAGAGTCTCCAAATATTTCTGCGAACTGCACTACCGGTGTCTGGCTACCCGTGGCTAAATTACCGCTGTTTTGTGGTCTTGCATATAAAGTTTGTAGACCCGTGCCAACTACTTGATTAGAGACTGAGTTCACTAGGTCTACCTGCTCTATGTATTTATAGGCACTAGCAGTTTCATCCCAGATTAAGTACTTGTCTGCATTAGCGGGAGATGTAATCTGCCCTAAGTTTCCTGCATCTTGTAGTTCAACCGTGCTCCCTGTTGCTGACAGAGGAGTAGTCGCTGTAATAGATGCGGTGCCAATTGGGTTTGTATTGAGGTCACGGGTAACTACTACTCCAGATGTACTAAGCATAAGCGCCTTGGTAATACTGGTAGAGGTAGATGGTGTTCCTGTTATCTTTAATTCACCCGTAGTCTCGAGTGTGTCGGTAGAAAGTTTAAGCGCACTGTTGTTTCCCGCCCCGTCTTCTACTACTTGTTCTGTTGCTGAAAGTTGCGCTGACTCAAGTTTGAGTAACTTGTCAAACGTATCCTTTATTTTATTTCCACTAAGTGATGCCATAGTATTACTTTTACCTAACAAAGATACTGATATGCCCAAAAGTACTGTAAGCCGAAAGAAGAAGTTTAGAGAGTTCTCTAAGATTGAGAAGAAGTATATCCAGGAGAACGGTATGAAGAACCTACACTTCCTGTACCTGGACGCCAAGCAGAACATGGATCTGGGAAAGGCTGAGGTGGATTTGCTTTTCTTTATCTATGACCTGGAGTTCTGGACGATAGCGTATGTTTCAGAGACTATGAATAGAAGTCACAAGAAGTTAGCGGACAGATACGTGTATCCGTTAATGAAGAAGGGGTGGATATATAAGCACTTTGATAAACTCACGCCTAGTCAGAACATGGAAGACCATTTCTTTAGAGATGAAACTAAGATGAACTACAAGGTGCGGTATGCTATTACACAGAAGGGCAGGTTATATGTAGCGCGCATGTATAGAAAGATGAGGGGCGAAGAACCTTTTAACTACGAGCCTTACGAGCCGCTTCCATAGCAGGAGTGCTCTTTCCTTTGTCATGTGTAACTAAACGGAAGGGTGCTTCTGGTGATGCTCCCTTGTGTGGTTTGTAGTCACCCTTCATTAGAAAGTGACGACCACCCTCTGTCATCCAGTGGTATCCCTCTGGTGCTTTTACCTTAACGCTCTTGTTAGTCTTCTTTAGTTTCATTTCTGTATTTCTTTTTAGAACCTCGACCTTCTTCATCTAAGTATGTAATGGAACCGTCTGGGTTTTCTTTGTAGTACAATCTACCATAAATCTCTGGGGATGTAACACCTATTTCTGATTGTAACTTCTTTGTATTTATATGACTCCAAATGCCCGTGTCTCGGTCAAGTGGGTCGAGATCCCACTTGTCATAATAACTTATGTACTTTCCTTTGTCGTCTTCACCGAGGTCTATTGTAAAATTACCCAGAGTTTCCCCATACATATTGTTGTAGTCGTCTCCTCGTCCTATAAAAGACTCATCCCCTGGGTATGCAATAGGATTTCTCATACCATACCCATTAGGTTTACGGCGGCGTAAGAAATTCATGCCTGCTTCTCTGGTTAAAGAATTGATGTTTTCATCACTTCTTAGCATGGCAATATACTTGTTCTGATACTTTACACCCTCCCCTGTCTTTAGGAACTGAGGTATAGTTTGCATGTTGCGTTTGTGGTCAAATTTGGCCTTTATGTTTTCCTCAGTTACAGGAGAACTAAAGTAGGTTGCTGATGAATCTGATGAGTCAGAAGGACGGTATCGTGAAGTTTGAATTGCACCAATCGCTGTATCGCGTACAGGCTGACCCATCGCTATATCCAACAAGGCTTGTCGCTCTTTCAGTGATTCTCCAGATCTTGCAAATGAATTTTCTGGTTCTTTTTTATTACGAAGTACAGCATCCGATACTCTCTTAACTGCATTTTCGTAAGAATAGGGATTGATGTTTCGCGCTATCCGTTGGCGTATACCTTTAAATAATCCTTTAGGCTTGAACTTAGGTGCTACAACATCTACTTCATCCATCATCATAGGCTCTCCTACAGGGCTTCCTTCTCTGTACTTCTTCTTCCTGTTGATGGGTTTCTTTGTATTTGTCCTATATCGATTCATTTCTTCTTACGTTTACGGAACGGGAACGGGGGTTTGAACTCCTTGATTCTTCCCTCTGGTAGTTTGTCTACATCGACACCACGCACCTTGGTCTTCTTCTTTTTCTTAGGATCTCCTGCTCTATACTTCATGTTACAAATATACTATCTTTGGAATTATGGAACTACGTGTAATAAGAATGTACAGCCAAGACGACTTCACTCTTGGAGCACTGTACTCAGAAAGTAAAGAAGGAAGGGAATTCCTCTGTTATACATTAGAGGACGAGCATCGTGATGAGAAGGTAATGGGTGAAACCAGGATCCCAGCAGGGACATATCGCATCACCCTACGTACTGTAGGTGGACACCATAAAAGATACCAGGACAAGTTCCCTAATATGCACAAGGGTATGCTATGGGTACGTGATGTACCAGGGTTTGAATACATACTAATCCATATTGGAAACACAGATGAGCATACAGCGGGGTGTCTATTGGTGGGTAACTCATCAGACATGAAGGGGTTTGTTGGAAAGAGTACCTATGCATACCAACACATGTATCCCAAGGTAGCCAACGAACTGCTTGATGGCAGAGATGTTTGGATTACATACGAGGACTTTGCATAATTGGGTATTTACTACTATTGACTTTATCATTTTTTTCTTGTACCTTCATCCCGTCTTAACGACGTACTGGGACACAATAGTTCTTTATCCATAGCATCAGCGTCAATGGATACTGAACGGCTCAAGAAGAAACTCAGACATACTACGTCGGAATAAAGTTTTCAAAGGGCCCCTAATTTGCTCAAATTTTTCGCATGCTTCGCGTATCACAGCGACAAGAAATACCCTCCGTTTATCGGGGGGTGTTTTGTTATAGGGGTATCAATTCGGCACATCAGTTGAAACAACACGGGCCATTACTCCTGATCCGTAAAAATTGCTGAGAAATGTTTCTGGTGGGGATAATATATTATATGGACGCCAGCGCGCGCGCACCCGAACGCATCCGCACGAACGGGGGGGCATGCATACAGGCGAACACGTGCACAGGTTTGGGCGTTTGTGCACGAGCACGAGCGCACCTACGCGAGCACGTACGTACACCGGCACGCCTATGTGCACACACGTAGCACACACACGCCCCCATAGGTGCACCGCACAGCCCCCACCCGCCCCCCGTACATATGAGGGGGGGAACAAATCACGCCCACACACAACCCCACAAGAGAACCACAACCCCACGCCCCACCATTGGAGGCACACTGACCACCCCAAGAGAACGCCTAAAGAATCCAATCCCGACAACAATACCAACACACCACCCAAGAGG